CAGGCTTCCCTAGAAGACTATGATGATCTAATAGATACTCTAGAGAACTTCGGAGACTATGATGAACGTTAAAGTTACATTAAAGTAAATACATTACTTTATTGTTATTATCATTAACACTTCTTTAAAGTTTACTTTAAAGTATAAAGGGGATACAGGAGAGATTTTATGTCTAAACATGAAGAAAAAGTTAGAGGTTCAACTCTAAACACAGATGATCTAATGTCTATTGACGAACATCAAGAAGCATTAGAGGAAGCACACTATATTCACACAATTAATGCTTTTGTTGAATTGATTGTTGTCTATGGATACGGTAAAGTCATAGGTGATTTACGTACTGCTATAGGAAGCAAGACATGGTGATAAGATTGTTTGTATTTGTATTAACTTTGGTAAAGGTATCTTTAAAGTGACTGAAAGGAACGTAAAATGAAAGCAACAATTGAATATGATTTGTCTAAACCTGCTGATGCCTATGCGTATAAGTGCGCACAGAGGGCTAAAGAGGCTGTGGCTATGTTGGAATCATTGAAGCAACTGACACAGGGCTATACAGCTTATAAAGGACTCTCTGAGGGTGTTTTAGCTGATATCATCAGTGACTTGTCTAAATGGGACGATGTTAAGCTATGATTAACTATCTCTTAAGCCTACTATTACCTACAAGGAGTAAGGTATGACAACACACAAACAGAACACTGACGTAGAAGCGACGCTTCGTCTGGCGCTTGAGGCGTTGAACGAGTGGCGTGTTGAATGGTCGCCTGATTTTTACGAAGAAAAATACGACAGCGATGAGCCAGAAGAAAACACAAGACGCACCTTAGTTAAAAGCGCCATCACAGCCATTAAAGAATCCTTGGCACAAGAGCAGGAAAGCGCAGTAGAGTTTTGGCGTGGCGTATATCCAGATGGATGGACAGCAGAGCGTGTTGAAGCAGAAATGACTGACTTCAAAAACCTAATGTCTGGCATGAGTGAATTGCTTTGCCATATCACGGGCGGTGCAATCAGCAAGCCGCTGACAAGCAAGTCTGTCATCAAGTCGGTACACGATGACTATGTAACCAAATTGATTGAGCAAGCCATTGATGACTACAAAGAGACGCTGGCACAGCCAGAGCAGCGCAACGCTAGTGAGCACGTGGAGCCTGTGGCGTGGTTGATTGTCCATAAGTCAACGGGTGAGAGATTTTTATCTACTCAACCAAATAATTGGGACAACATGGACTGGTTTAAGCATCCACTCTACGCCGCCCCACCACAACCCAAAGAGCCAGAGCAGAAGCCCGTGGCATGGATGGCAGAAAGCAAGAGTGGGAGGATGGTGCGCTTCACGAAATCAGGTGAAGAAGCCGACGAGCTAAATCAGTACGGGTGGACGCTTATCCCTCTCTACACCACCCCATACGTGGCTGCGCCACTGCCACCCGTGACGGAGTCACATAAGCGTAAGCCGCTGACGGATGAGCAGGAACCTATTGGATGGACTCGCAAAGTTTTTTCGTATGACCGCGAGTTCCGTGAAAGTCAACCACAACCGCTTTCACCAGAATGGCATCCCTGTTTCACCACCCCACCACAACGAAAGCCATTGACGGAAGAACAAATCATTGAAGCGACAGAACACATTGATGAAAGCCGTAACGGTTATTTTGTGCATATCACCCGAGCCATCGAAGCCGCCCACGGCATACGCTCTGACGAGCTTTAAGGAGTAAGACATGACAGATGAAGAACGACTGCACATGATTACGGAGCAACTGATTATTGTACGTGACAACTTGTTTCGAGGTATGAGTAAGTCAATGCAGAAACTACAAGCACGAAGCATCAATGAGGTGTTGAAGTTACCCAACTTTACTGAATCACCACAACGCCCGTCACGCAGTGACATGACATGGCAAGGGCTGACGCATGATGAGATTGATGAGGCTATAGAGAACAATCAAAGGCTTGAGGGCTTCCGTAAGGTAGGCTTTGCTTATGACTTAGAAGCAATATTGAAGGAGAAGAACACCCATGAGTAAGCTAATGAGTGACGGTGGTAAGGGGAGTGTAAGACGTAATGAAGACAATGATGCCTATCGTAACAACTACGATGCTATCTTTGGACGCAACAACAACAAGAAGGAACAAACACCTATGATTGAAGAACATGAACACGATGAAACAGAGACCTGCCATCACTGTTCAGGCTGTGGTGAAGGGCAATACGAAGGTACAACCTGTCGCTGGTGTAACGGATACGGTGAAGTTCCTGTAGACTCAGTAGAAGAAGATAATGATTATGAACTATAACGACACAACTCTCTTAGAGCTGGCTGCTAAAGCGGCTGGAATTGACCTTGGAGAATACTGGTCTCCCTATCTTGAAGAAATACAGAACCAACATTGGAATCCGTTACGCAATGACGGTCAGGCACTTCGTCTAGCTGTGAAGTTAGGCATACGAGTACCAACAGAGTGGGAACATGAAAAGATGGAACGCTGTGGTCTTGATGTCTACGAAGCAACTCGTAGAGTTATCGTAAGAGCAGCAGCAGAAATCGGAGAATCAATGTGATTAAAAGTGTACACATCAAAGAGTGCTGGCCTTTTGAGTACAAGGTAGAGGAAACAAGAGCACATAAAAAGAAAAAGGATAAGAAGTATCCACCTCTTCCAATGTACACAAAGAAAGGTGAACAAACACAAGCTCAGAAAGCTTATTGCTCTAATCTTGTTAAAGCTCGTGAAGCTATTGCTCGTAAGAAAGCTCTAGCTCTACTGTCTGAAAAAGAAGATAAGCGTTTCTTGGACTTGAAAGTCTATGATATGGGTGAAGACATCTGTCAATCGCTGAATGCGAAAAGGTTGAACAATGCAATCCGATAAAGAATACGCTATTCGGTTAGCTATGGAGTACGGCTTTACTGGAGGCTTTGATGCTCAAGGTAATCTTACTTTTGATGCTGTGGTCGTTGAAGCTATCTTAGAAGCTATTGCTAAAGCAGTGGAACGTGAGCGTGAGGCGTGTGCAGAGATTTGCGACCGTTTTCAAGCGCGTGATGTCGGTATGCAGCCCGCTGAATGTGCTGGCGCAATCCGAGCCCGCCGTGACGGAGTCACATATGGTGAAACCACATCAAGAGGTAAAAATGAATCTTAAAGTTGCTTCTAAGTTCCTACGTCATGGCCCTTGTGAGCACTGTGGGGGCTCTGATTGCTCGTCTATCTATGATGATGGACATCAGTGGTGCTTCTCATGTCAGACGTACACACCAGCCACAGATGAGCTTCAAAACGACAATAAAGCTAGTTACGTAGCTGAAACACGACAAACAAAGGTTAAAACATTTCAAATGAAGCAAACAGGCGACATAAAAGCTATTGTAGATCGAGGCATCACAAGAGAGACTTGTGAGTACTTCGGTGTTACACAGGCTGACGGACACGGTGGTTTAAAACATTACTACCCTTACTTTGATGAGCAAGGTATGAAGGTAGCTGAGAAGATTCGCTCCGTTGAGAACAAAACCTTCTCAATTCAAGGGAATTTCAACAAAGCTGCTCTCTTCGGGTCAAATCTATTCAACAAAGGAGGTAAGTACATTACCATCGTTGAAGGTGAACTCGATGCTCTTGCTTCTTATCAGATGACAGGTTCTAAGTGGCCTACAGTATCCATCCGTAATGGTGCTTCAGCTGCTGTAAAGGACTGTAAAGCTAACTATGAGTACTTAGATAGCTTTGAGTCCATTGTGATCTGCTTTGATGCTGATGAAGTAGGTCAGAAAGCTGCTAAAGAGGTTGCTGAATTGTTTGGTAACAAAGTAAAGATTGTTAAACACTTAAAGGATTGTAAAGATGCCTGCGATTATCTATCTAACGGAAGAGGAGCTGAATACGTTAATCAGTGGTGGAGAGCTGAGAGTTACGTGCCAGACGGAATCATCGCAGCAAGCAGTTTATGGGATAGCGTATCTGAGCCTGAACCCATCGCAGAAGCCTTCTATCCCTTCAAAGGACTTAACGAGCTTCTATATGGAATCAGATCGGCTGAACTCATTACAGTTACAGCTGGATCAGGTCTTGGAAAAAGTCAATTCTTACGAGAAATCTTGTTCCAAATCCTCAGGACTACCAAGTGGTGTGTCGGAGGTATGTTCTTGGAAGAGTCAGTGCGGAAGACAGCAAGATCAATCATGTCTCTACACGCTAACAAAAAGTTGCATCTGCCAGACACAGAAGTAACTGAACGAGAATTAAAGGAGGCTTTTGATGCTACTCTCGGAACTAATCGTGTATTCCTCTTTGATCACTTTGGTAGTCTCGCTATTGATAATGTCCTTAATCGTATTAGGTACATGGCTAGGGCCTGTGATTGCAAGGTTGTTTTTCTAGACCACCTTTCTATTCTTGTAAGCGGTATTGATAATACTGATGAGCGTAAGAGTATTGACGTTATGATGACACGTTTACGTACTCTTGTCCAAGAAACTGGAATCACGCTGATCTGTGTTAGTCATCTTAAACGGCCTTCAACTGATAAGGGCCACGAAGATGGACAAGCTGTCACACTTTCACAACTTCGAGGTTCAGGCTCCATTGCTCAACTCTCTGACGCTGTTATTACGCTTGAACGTAATTCAATGAGTGACGACCCCCTTGTTCGTAATACCACCAAAGTTGCTGTCGCGAAGAACAGGTACACAGGCGCCACTGGGCCAGCGTGTAGTCTTCTTTACGATAGCAAAACAGGCCGTATGGTTGAAATAACTTTAGAGGAATTGTAAATAGTTCTTGACTTCTTAGACCATATAGAGTAATATCGTGGTCTAAGGAGAGTAACTATGAAGCAATGCAAAGTTTGTAAACAAGAGCTGGATGATAGTAAGTTTGGATATACCTACCATACCTTGTCCACAGGGGAACGTAAAGGATATAAAGACTCTACTTGTATGGCTTGTCGCCGTAAGAAGCATTTAGAAAAAGAAGGGAAGCGTGAAATTCATCGACAAGGAAATCGTAATTGGATCAAGAACAATCCTAACAAAATTAGAATTCAGAATCTAAGAAAGTATGGGATAACACCTGAACAGTATGATGAAATGCGAGAAGAACAGCAGTGTAAGTGTAAGATATGTGGTGTACACGAGGAAGACGCTCCAAGAGGAAGGTCTAAATCGTCATCAACTGCTTTACATGTAGACCACTGCCACGCCACTGGTAAAATCCGCGCTCTTCTTTGTTCTAACTGTAATGGTATGTTAGGTAAAGCAAAGGACAACACGGAAACATTAGCAAAAGCTATTGAGTATTTGAATGAACACAGGTAGAAAAGCTGCGATAGCGGCGTTGAATGAAGTTACTTTGGAGGAACTATGACCCAACAGCTTTATAAACTTGACCGAGGCTCACGCTTTAAGCTAACGTCTATGCCTCAAACACCTCCTGATAGCTTAGAGGTAGAGACTGATGAGATCTACCGCTTAGTTAAGCTTGATGGTATGTATTGCTGGTGTAAAGATGGTGACAATCAAGATCACTACTTTGCTGCTTGGACTGAAGTAACACCTATGGAGGAACTCTAATGGTTGAGATGTTAATCGTAGGAGCTACTGGCATTGGTTACATCATTGTCGGTACACTCCAAGGACTCAAAGGTGAGTACAACAACATGGCTATCTGGATCGGCTACGGTGTAGCTCAGTATGGTCTATTCATGAACTTGAAGTAAATGAGAATTGCTTTAGATATTGAAACAACGATGGATCATCAAACGATTCATCTTTGTGTTACTCAAAACATAGATACGCACGAAATGCGTGTTTGGAGAAAACCTGACGGGTTATGGGAATACTTAAAAGACGCTTCTTTGATAGTATCCCATAATGGTATAGGTTTTGACTTTCCAGTACTCAATAGAGTGTGGGGAACTAAGATAGGCCTTAAACAAGCCTATGATACTCTTGTGGTGTCTCGACTACTTGAACCAACTAAAGAGGGAGGACACTCTCTTGATAATTGGGGTAAGGAACTAGGAGTAGCTAAGTTAGACTACAAAGCTACATGGCAATGGATGATGAATAGAAGGGAAGAATATGATGGAGAGTCGTTCGATAGACCTATTGATAGCTTGCTTGATTACTATTGCCAACGTGATGTTGCTGTGCTATGTCTTCTATACCGAAAGTTGGCAGATACTGTCAATAGCTTGGAGTTTTCAAGCGATAGCGTTTCTCTTGAGCACCAAGTAGCAGCTATCATTAAGAAACAAGAAACCGATGGATTCAAGCTCGATGTAGTTCACGCTACTTGTCTCTTGAGTGAATTGAAGTCTAAGTCTAGTATCCTCTACGATCAAATGGTTGAGATGTTCCCACCTTATGAAGTAGAACGATTCAGTGAGAAGACAGGGAAGCAACTCAAGAGTGAGATTGTTACCTTCAACCCATCAAGTAGACAACAAGTGGCTGAGAAGCTTATCGGCTTAGGTTGGAAGCCTGAGAAGAAGACTGAGAAAGGTTCAATCATCGTTGATGAAAGCACCTTAGCAGGTTTGAAGTATCCTCTTGCGCAAGCTGTGATGGAGTACATGATGTTAAACAAGCGTGTAGCTCAGATTGAGTCTTGGTTGGAAGTTGTTGCTTCTGATGGACGAGTACACGGTAGAGTAATCACCAATGGAGCTGTTACAGGGCGTATGACTCACATGAAGCCTAACATGGCACAGATTCCTAATGCAGGCTCACCTTATGGTCCTGAGTGCCGTCAGTGTTGGACTGTTGAGGAAGGTAACGTATTGGTTGGCTGTGATGCCAGTGGCTTAGAGCTACGTATGTTGGCTCATTACATGAAGGATGATGATTATGTCAAGACTGTCACCGAAGGAAGCTCTAAGGACGGCACGGATGTCCACACGGTAAAACGTTCATCTATGCATTCTTGTATGGTGCGGGGCCAGCAAAGATTGGCTCGATTGTCGGTGGTAGTGCTAAGGATGGACAAAAGCTCATCGATGCCTTTCTTAAAGGGACTCCCGCACTCAAGCGTCTACGTGATAAGGTATCCTTATATGCGTCCAAGGGCTATGTACCCGGGCTTGATGGTCGTAAGATTTGGGTTCGTTCTGAACATGCGGCACTCAATAGCTTGCTTCAAGGCGCAGGTGCAATCGTGATGAAGAAGGCGTTGTGTCTCTTAGATGCAACAATCAAGAAAAATAAATGGGATGCTAAGTTCGTAGTGAACTGCCACGATGAATTTCAGATAGAATGTAGTCGTGAAATTGCTGATGAACTCGGTAAAGCTGCTGTTCAATCCATTCGTGAAGCTGGCTTGTTTTATAATTTACGCTGTCCCTTAGATGGTGAGTATAAAATAGGCTTAAACTGGGCCCAGACACACTGATGACTAAACCTTTAATCTTTGTTACAACAGAAGATGGTTGTTACATTCCTCTATCGCATCGCTTAAACGCTGACGGTTATTTCCGTAAACGCTGGCACGACGGCCTTGAGATGTTTCATCGGTTTATCTGGAAAGCCAAACGCGGAGACATCCCAGAAGGTTATGAAATTAACCACCTATGTGGTTGTCGTTCTTGTGCTAATATCGAACATCTTGAATGTATTGACGGAACAGAACACGCTATAAAAACAAACAAAGAACGTTATTTAGCAGTGCAAAACGAAGCAAGACAGTTATGGAAATCGTCAAACTGCTCTGCTTCGCGTTTAGCTGATGTATATGGCTGGAGAGCGTATACTTGGGTTCGTAAATGGAAAGCTGAAGAGAATGAAATCAATTGATAAACCTAAATCACAAATCATGCTGAACATCAGCGATAATGAATTCATGATTCTCCACTCGGAGGACTTGGATGTTTTGGATGTATACTTAGTGCTCTCAGCAGCTCTAGATTACATCGAAGACGAAGCAGAAGCAGTCTCTCGTAAAGAGGGAAGCTACTTGCAATAAAGGTTGATGCGTAGTCGCTCTACGCTAAACTCGGAAGCTGTAACAGCATCGGGATAAACGAGTTGAAAAGCATAGACCTAATGACTCACTTGGAAACAGGTAGAATACTTGGGTAAATCTCGACCAAGTCAGCTTGATCCGATACGGTTGTTGAAAGACAACTAAGGTCTGGTAAACTAGCAAACGCTATTCCCATAGAGTAGAAAGTTACTAGGCAGACGGCAGTATCCCTGTAGTATGGTAAGCAGGAAAACTTAAAGCCGTAAGGCGTAACTTGCCCGATAGGGTTAACTTAAAAAGGAAACTTAAAATGTCAGCAGCGGATTTGAAACCAGTAAAGATCAACGGCGAGTTGTTCTGGAATAAATGGATGAGTGAATTCAACACAGCATTCAATAGTGACAACAATCGTTATGAATGTACCATCGGTAACATGCCTTGGCATTCGTGTGAAGAACAAAGAGTCTCAAGGTAACTACATCGTAGCTAAGAGCCTCCACTTGTTTAACCCTACAGATGAGAACTTGAAACCTGTAGACGTTAAAGCTCTCGGTAACGGCTCTAAATGCACTGCTCTCATCACTGCGTACACTCACAAGATGTCAGCTAAGTTTGGTAACTCTCCATCTATCAAGAAATTGATGGTAACTGAAGTTGTTACTTATACACCAGAGCCACAAGCTGAGGAAGATGAAGCCTTCTAAGGATCAA